AGTCTTTAGCACTTGCAGAAAAATCTCCATTATGATGCTTAATAGTGTAAGCATAAAAAGGACTAATTAATGTTTCTGCAGGGTAATTAGTGCCAGTTGAAAACAAATATAAACAACCGCTATCTTTGAATACATATCCACTATGTGCAGAAGTTGCTCCATGTCTTTTAATTATAGTGTATTTATTCTTATAACCTCCGTTTGGTATAAAAAAATCGTCTGGACAAATTATGTCTAAAATATCTACCTGTTCATTAAAACTTTCCCATGGGGTAACACCCTCAGAATATTCCTTTTTTGTGTTAGCTTTTATAGGCTCTTGTTTAGGCTCTTCATAGTTGTATGCTTTAGATATATTCCAAAGTATTTCCCTATCTTCATCTGTTATGTATTCAACCTCAAAGTAACTTTTATTACTTTGCTTGTTCTTTTCATAAATAAAAATATAACCACCAATTCCTCTAGTTTCAATTATAGCCTCTTTATGACCTTTTAACTTAGCTATTTTAGTATTTCCAATTACTCTTTTAGATTTGTAAAGAATATGAAAGCCACCGCTTTTTGTTTTATAAACTACAAACTTATTATCAAAATCATAAATATTTTCTCTTAAAGTTTCTAAATACTCTCTCCAAAAATCTTCTTTTTCTGAGGTAGTACTAAATACTTTCAAATCAATATCTAATACTTCTAAATCTTCAAAGCCTGTAACTATACCCCATCCTTTGACCTGAGGAAGTTTAGAGTTATAAATACAATTATCTAAACTAATTTTTTCAGATTGATACTCTTTCCATTTTCCAAAAGGCACTTTATTTTCGCCTATTGGAACTATCGAGAAATTATCTCTAAACCTTAATAATACTGTTTCTTGCATAATGTTTAATTTTTATTCATTTTTCTAATAACTCTATGTACATGTTGTCTACTTACACCTAAATCTTCTGCTAATTTTAGTCTATTAAAGTTTGGGTTTTTCTCATAATTCTCCTTGATTAAATCTGTAATCGTTAAATTACCTTTTTCTAGTTTTAGTTCTTCTTTTTTTGGTAGTTCCTCTTTAACTTTTTTCTTGTTTTCTAAAAATTTAGCATATTCAATTTGAAAATTATTTCTGTCTTTAATCTGTTCTTTCGCTGTATATAAATTAATAATATCATTAACTTCTGAAACAGTTAAATTAAACCATTCACCATCCAATCTTTTTAATGCGTATTTTTTGTGTAAAAGAGTTTCCAATTCTTTAGCGTCATCAGATTGAATAAAGCCTAAAATTTCAGCACCATAAGGAGCATAAGTTTTGAATTGATTAAATCTTTTTATTGGATTGTTGTTTGATGAATAACCAATTTTCACTGGTTCTAAGCCTACGTGCCTAAAAAAATAGACACAACCATACTGCTTTTCTTTTTCCATATTGCTCACGTTTTATAAAGAGCATTATCCCCGTTCGTCGTGAGCTACTACTAAGGGATAATGTCTTTGTTTTTAATTTTTTTGAGTTGCTCACGCTCAGATAATGCAAATATACAATTAATATTTAATATAAATACACATTTATTATAAAAATATTTATTGTCACATTTATTACAAAGTGTCAACTAAGTGTCAACCAGTGTCAACCAAGTGTCAACCTAAAAACATATATAAATATGTCATTATCAACGCTTTAAAGTTTAAGGTTTACAATTTTACAGTAAAAATCTAATTTTTCAAAAAATTTTTTATTTAATTTATTTTTTTAGTGTAAACCAGTGTAAACCTGTAAACAAAAAAAACACCCCCGAAGGAGTGTTATTTGCGTTAGATCATTTACTCAATATTTCATTTTCATTTTTAATTTTTTCAATTTCACGGTCTAAATACCAGCGAGCTTTTTTTAAATCTTGTATTTTACTGCCTTTCTTTCCTGCTCTTAAAACGTACTTTATAACGTTCCCTATGCAAAAGTTAAGATTGTACGCTTCGATTATTTTAATCGGTTCGTGTGGGTTCTCTTCGCCTCCGTAGTGGTGGGGGTGGTTAACTTGTTCTTTCATTCGTAAATGTTTAGATTGTTATTTATTAATATATCGGTTATCTGCTCGTTTATTTGTTCGTATGCCTCGTATTGTTCGGATGTTAAGTCGTCATTGTATTTTAACTGCGCTCTGACAAACTGCTTTAACTCCCAAAATGAATACTTCCACTTAGCACCGTCGAGGGCTGTTCTTAACTCCTCTTCATCATCATATATTAGTGTCGCTTTCATCTTCTAATCTTAATTTATTATTTAATTGTTCAACTATGTTTAAATCTATTGTCACCATGTTAGTAAGTGACCTACACGCGCTCTTTAATGCACCGCTAAATCTAACAAAATTCAAGTCGATTTCCAACAGCTTAACTAGTTCATTAATGACTTCGCTAACATCTAGTTTAATTAGCTCAATTGACTTATGCAAATGCGTATAAACAAGCTCATACTCTTTGTTTACGTCTTGACCGCCATTTGATAATTCGTTTAGCTTATTGTTAGCGCATTTTATAAAGCGGTTAACTATTTGCTTTTTTCGTTGTTTAAATTCCTGCTCTTCCAACTCGTCACGAATAATAATTAGCAAACCTGCTATTCTTAAAAGTCTTTCTTTTTTGTTCATAATTGTAATAATTAGCCCCCACTAATGCAGGGGCTTTAAGTTTTAAAATAATGTTAATTGTGACTGTTTGTTTATTGCTTTGTTTACATTTTTAATTGCTGTTTCGTAGTACTTATCTTTTAGTTCTATTCCTATACCTTTACGACCTAACTTAACACTTTCGTAAATCTCAGATCCAATACCTAAAAATGGAGTGAATACTGTTTCTCCTGGATTTGACCACATTTGTACACATCTACGAATAACAGATAATTGAAGTGGCGCAATGTGTTTTTCATCTCCTAAATCAGTCCCTTCACGATTATTTAATACATCCGTACGTTTAATATCAAACCAAGATTGATTTGTATAATCCTTTAATACTTCTTCATAGTGTTCAATATCGCTAGGCTCTACCCTCCAGATAGGACTCGCCCATTGTTGCCAAGTATCTAAAGGAAAGTTATCTGCGTTCTTGTTGTTAATCGGTGTCCAGTCCTCTTTTTCTCCTTCCCATTTTCTAAACACTGTACAATACTCAGGAAGTCCAACCCCAGTCAACGAACTATCTTTTCTTAATTGCTTATAAAGTAATCTTTGTGTTTTAGTTCGTTGCATTTCTAAAACAGGATCAGTCCAAATATTAATCTTTGAATGATATTTAAAACCAACCTCTTCAACAGCTCTGTGGTGATCTCCTGTAAAATCATAAAGTCCAGTATAACCATGGGACCCCTTATAAACTGCTAAATCCTTAGTATGACAAACCATTAAACGCCCAGGCTTTAATATTCTGTAAAGGTCTTTTAAAAGAAAGTTGTATTGTTTAAAAAACTCGTCGTGGCTTTCATTATTACCCATATCATGAATATAATTTGAGTAAGTAAACAGCGAACTAAAAGGAGGGCTAAATACAATTAAATCTACTGAATTGTCAGGAATACGTTTAATTTCTTGACAACTATCTCCTTTCATTAGCCAATAGTTATCTGTTTTTGTTTCTTCAAATTGGTAAGAGTTTAATAATCCAAACGCTTCACCATTGATAAATTTGTTCATTTCGTTTTGCATTTCTTCAAATTGTTTTTGTTTCTTATTAATTGATTTAACTACATTTTCCATTGTGTCTGTAGTTATCATGTAGATATTTACATCTTGTTTTTGTCCGAACCTGTACGAACGTCTAATTGCTTGATATAGCCCCTCAAAAGAAAAATCAAGAGCGCAAAATATTTGGTTTCTACAATGTTGGTAATTAAGTCCAAATTGCGCTATTTTCTTTTTTGTTACTAAAACTCTAAATTCTCCTTTAGCAAATCCGATTAACTTCTTCTTTTTAAGTTCAGGAAGTTCAGACCCATTAACAGCAACAGCGTCAGGAACTAGCTTTAATATTTCTTTTTCCTCTTCATTTTGGTTAACCCAAATAATGAAAGGTTCGTTTGTGTTATTTACTATTTTTGCAGTCTCTTCAAGCCTTGGAACTAAAGTTATTTTTAACTCTTTATTAAAAGTCGTTGCAGATACATTCGTTTCATTGAATAACTTCCCGTTATCCTTTTTTTCTACTTGTATTTCTTTTTCAATAAAGTTCAAAGATGGAAGTACGTAACCTTTACCATTAAAACCAATATCTGCAGGATTAGAAAGCATTACCGCCCATGAACTAATCCATCCATAAAAGTCCTTTTTTGCGTGACCTTTTAAACGATAGTTATTCATACCTTCATCACGTACAAACCACTTCGCCCTCATATCTTGAGCATCTAATACATTTAGAAATTCGGAATGGTTTCCTATCTCGTTAAGGTCGTTAGGTGATGGAGTTGCCGTACAAGCTAATTTATAAGGCGTTCTATAAAATTTATCAATTATTAACTTCTTATACTTTCCTGTAAATGATTTTAAAATACTACTTTCATCTAATACAACTCCAGAATAACCAGCTACATCAATATTTTTTAATTGTTCGTAATTGGTAATATCAAAACTATCTGGATTAACTCCAAACTTTTCAGCTTCTAGTTTAGTTTGTTCAACTACTGCTAAAGGCGCAAGTATTAAGACTTTCTTTTTAGTGTGATTAAATACTGCTTCGCTCCAGCTTAACTGCATTAATGTTTTCCCTAAACCACAATCGGCAAATACTGCAAATCTACCTTTCTTTAATGCTGTTTTAACTATGTATCTTTGAAAGTCAAACAGATTACTGTTTAAATCACTTTCAGAAACATCAAAGCCAGCTTCGATAAATCGCTTTTCTTTAGTTTTTAAAAATTCTTGGTAATTTTCCATAATTTTATATTTTTAATTTGTACAAATATAACAATTTTTATTTAATTACAAATTTTTTAATTTTATTAATAATATCTTCATCATTCCATTTAACCTCGATTAGTTCAATAGTTCCGTCATTTTCTTCCTTATAAATCACTGTAACATCTTCTAAGTTAATGTATTTATCCATTTCCGTAGGGACACGATTTAAAGCATAGTAATTAATTACTCGCAAACGTTCCACATAATGTTCGTCAATAAAGCCGTCTATCTCATCCTTAACCGACTTCATTGCGTGTAATAGTGTTGAATGGTGTCTATTCATTGTACGTGCTGAATGCGCTAAACATTCGCCATTAAGCCAGTGACACATCATAATCACATTTCGCCATCTTTTAATATCGGTTTCACGACTTTTTCCTGCTATCACTTTAAATATGTTCTCTGGCACATTTAGTTCAATAGCTTGGTTTAACGCTTTTTCGCTTACTTTCTGCCATCCAATCGCTCTAAAATCTTTTCTGTTCATAATTTCCTGTTAATATTTTATTTCTTAATTTATCTAATACTATACGCCCCCCCTCTGCTTGTGCAGTTGATGAGCTACAAAACAAATCTTTTACTTTTTCAATTTCAAGTAAAAAGCGTTGTTTCATTTGCTCATTTGTCATTTTTGGCGTGTACGTGTTAACCGCTTGCGTTAGCTCGCAGTAGTTAACCGTTTTAGTGCTACCTTTTAGGTCTATTTGCACCTTGTAGCTATTTGGGTGCACTTTAATAACTTGCACCCTTTGACCTTTGTAGTTTACCCAATCTCTTGCTTGTATCATATGTTTATAGTTTTAATAATTTCATTTAATAACGCTACTTTTTCATCTGGCTGTAGCTCTTGAATTGCTGTTGTGAAGTCGCAAATTGCTCCTTCAAAATACTCGTATGCATCGACTTCAATATCTCCTGTTCCGTAGCATTTTATGCAATCAACTTGTTCAGTACACCCACCGCAACATACGCTAGTAGGTTTTGAGCAACACCATGACTTATCTTGGTCAACTATACCGTAACCACTGCATTCTGGACACTCTAATAATACTTTTTTCATAACTTCTATTTTTAATTCGTTTATACAAAGATAATAATAAAAGTTATATCTACAAGTTTTTAAATGTTAAAAAATGTTAAAAAATATTTTTAAGTAATAAAAAAAGCGCTCCAATATGAAGCGCCTTTCCGTAGAAGAATTAAAAACTAAA